ATGGAAACTGGTGGGCCAGACTATTTCTGTGGCCAGCAGGGAAGAGATTTACGACCGCATTGGTCGCTCGCCTGACTATGCATCGGCATATTGTTTGGCGCTGATGGACACGCCGAAGCGGTCAATCGCCATGGAATATGCACGGCGCAACAGCAAAGAGGAGTACGACCCTTATGCAAAACTTTAAGCTACTGGCTCAAGGCATCAACATCGAACCGTTAATGCAGGCGCTCGATGCCCGGCCTGACATGTGGGATCAAATCACCATCCGGCAGAACTTCCCCGGCACTGCTCACGCTGATACGCAATGCATCTACGTTCGTGGCCCAGAAGCATTCACTTACGAAAAGTATATGATGGACCTTGGCAGCTACGATTACCCGGCGGCGCATGTGTTGCGTGATGAGCTGGTGCCGCTCATGAAGCCGATTATTGAAGACATTCTGCAGGCGACTGAGGTTGGCCGGGTGCTAATCGTAAAGATGAAACCCGGTGGCATGCTTGTACCCCATGTCGATGAAGGCCAATACGCTGACCATTTTTCCCGGTTTCACCTATGCCTGACAGGTGGGGTCGGCAGTACGTTGACTGCAGGCGATGAATCACAGCACTTTGCGCCGGGTGAGTTGTGGTGGTTTGATCACAAGGCGCAGCACACAGCAAAAAACGATGAGCCTACCGACCGTATTCACGTAATCATTGACGCGGTCACACCATTGTTTCCAATGCCACGGTGCCCGTATGAAAACGACAAGCCCATAATGTCTCGGGAAAGTGGGGCACGAACGACCGAAATCAGGCGGTCTGATGTGTCTGAAATGCAGGAATTAGCATCAGATCTGTTTTCTGATCACTGGGATGAGGTAGCAAGAAACAAGCATGTGATGGTGTTGAAACCTGACTGGGCCGCATACAGTCTACTTGAGTCGCAACACAAACTGCTTGTGCTTGCTGCATTTATTGATGGCAAGCTGGTTGGATATAGTGCCAACATAATCAACAGGCATTTGCATTATTTTGACTTGGTCATCTGCAACAACGACATTTTGTTTGTTCATAAAAATCATAGGTCATCACCAGTTGGCCTGCGATTGATACGTGAAACAGAAAAAATGGCAAAACAGTCAGGTGCTCAAATGATGTTGTGGCATGCAAAACAGCAAACTGCTTTGGACAAAATTATGCCGAAGCTGAAGTATCAAGTTCAAGACATTATTTATTCGAAGGAGATCTGATTATGGGAGTTACCGCAGCTATTGCCGCAGTCACATCAACTGCATACAGTATTTATTCTGGTGAACAGCAACAAAAGCAGCAAGAAAAAAGTTTGCAAATGCAAGAGCAAGCAAACCAAAAAGCAGAACAAGCAGCTAAACAACAGGAATCACAATCTCAGCAAAGCATAAATAAGGCTAATCAAAAACAAGCCGACACCAGCGCAATACTTGCGGCGGCACAAGAATCTGCTGGGCAAAATCAAACGCTGTTGACCGGCTCAATGGGTATTGATCCTAATCAATTGGCACTCGGCAGAAACACTCTCCTCGGCGCATAAACATGAGTCAATATCCCAGCGATGCACAATCAAATCCTAAGTCAGTGACTCGGGATAAGCTGTTTACCCGCTGGGGGCAGCTCAAGTCTGAGCGCGCAACTTGGTGGGCGCACTGGCAAGAGATTACAACCTACCTGCTGCCACGCAATGGCCGGTACTTTATACAAGACCGGGACCGTGGCCAGCGCAGGCACAACAACATCTACGACAACACCGGCACACGAGCGCTTCGAATCCTTGGCGCAGGCATGATGGCTGGCGCTACAAGCCCGGCAAGACCATGGTTCAGACTGGCAACGGCTGACCCTGATCTTAATTCGTATCACCCGGTGAAGCTGTGGCTGGAAGATGTGACAACGCGCATGCAAGTAGTGTTTCAGAAGTCGAACACTTACCGCACATTGCACCAGATGTATGAAGAGCTGGGCGCATTTGGCACTACGTCATCGATCCTGCTGTCAGATCCTCGCACAGTCATTCATCATTACCCGTCGACCGTCGGCGAGTTTTGCATTGCTACTGACTACCGCGGCACAGTCGACACGATCTATCGCGAGTTTGAAAAGACAGTCGCAGAGCTGGTCAAGGAGTTTGGCTACAAGAACTGTTCGACCACTGTTCAGAACATGTATGACCGCGGCACACTGGATGCATGGGTGCCAATCATTCATGCCATTGAGCCACGCACTGATCGCGACATCATGATGCGCGACAACAAAAACATGCCGTTCAAATCTGTGTACTTTGAGGTCGGCGGCAACGAAGATCAGTATCTGCGCGAGTCTGGATTCAAAGAGTTTCCAGCACTGGCACCACGGTGGTCGACAATTGGTGGCGACATCTACGGCAATGGCCCCGGCATGGAAGCTTTGGGCGACATCAAGCAGCTACAGCACGAGCAGCTACGCAAAGCACAAGCGATTGACTACCAGACCAAGCCGCCATTGCAGGTACCGACATCGATGAAGAACCGCGATGTGGACTCACTGCCGGGTGGTATCAGCTATGTCGATGCCAATAGCCCACAAGGCGGCATCAAGACAGCATTCGAAGTGAACCTGAACCTGCAGCATTTGCTGATGGACATTCAGGATTGCCGCGAGCGCATTCGTGGCGCGTTTTACGCTGACCTGTTCATGATGCTGGCCAATGCAACTGACACCCGCATGACAGCAACTGAGGTGGCCGAGCGCCATGAAGAGAAGCTGCTGATGCTGGGGCCGGTGCTCGAGCGCTTGCACAACGAACTGCTGGACCCGCTGGTCGACAAAACATTCCAGCGCATGGTCGAGTTCAACATGCTGCCTCCGCCGCCACAGGAACTGCAGGGCATGGAGTTGTCGGTCGAGTTTGTATCGATGCTGGCACAGGCGCAGCGCGCTGTTGGCACCAATAGCGTTGACCGTTTGGTCGGCAACCTTGGTGCTGTTGCGCAGTTCAAGCCTGATGTGCTGGACAAGTTCGATGCTGATCAATGGGTAGACAGCTACAGCGACATGCTTGGCGTTGATCCTAAGCTGATTATTGCAAATGAAAACGTGGCACTGATTCGTCAGGCTCGTGATCAGGCAATGGCCGCAAAAGAGCAAGCAGCAATGATGCAGCAGCAGGCAGTCACGGCTAAGGATCTGGCATCTGCCCAGACCGGCCAATCAGAAAACGCGCTGACCGATGTGATGAACATGTTCAGCGGTTACAACTCACCATCAGCTACCGAGGTCTAATATGGCAATGATCAGCATGAAGCAAGAAGCCGAGCGCGAAGAGATGCCCGGCGAAATTGAGTACGAAGAGCCGATGTATCCTTATGGATTATGCATACGACTTGAGCAGGACCAGATGGAAAAGCTAAGTATTACCACGCTGCCATCTGTCGGCACCGAGATGACCATTACTGCCAAAGTATTCGTCAAGGGCACCAGCGCTTACGAGACACAAGGTGGCAAAGACATGAGCATGGAACTGCAGATTACTGACATGGAGATTGGCGCAAGCGAGAATGCACCGACTGCCGAGCGCAGCGCAACCTTGCTGTACGGTGCTTGATCATGCCGGCCAAGTCAGAAAAGCAGAAGCGGTTTATGCAGGCCGTGGCACACAACAAAGAGTTTGCCAAAAAGGTCGATGTGCCGCAGTCTGTTGGCCGGGAATTTATGGCTGAGAAGCTGTACCCGACATCTGACAAAGAAAAAAAGAGTAAAGGCTGACTGTGTTCTATCCATCACGGACCGAAGATGATCGCTCAGAACCGTTTGAGCTACAGGTAGCGCGCAACCTGATCAAAGGCCATTCTCTCGTCAATATCTTTGGTTATCAGCCATTAGTCAACTCGACGTTTGTGCCCATCTGGGAAAACGCAACTGCCTACGCATATCCACTTGCAGCTACGACAATGCAGATGGTAAGCGACAGTGCGTCAGATACAGCAGTGGCAATTCGCATCATGGGCCTGAATGCAGCTTATGAGCCCATCACAGAAGTTGTCACGCTTAACGGTACAACGCCAGTGTCAACAATCGGGTCATATTTCAGGATCAATAACCTTGTAACCGTGACTGGCAATGCCGTTGGCAATGTGACGTTGGCTGCTGCCGGCGTTACCTATGCCAAGATCAACGCAGGAGTCGGACGCAGCCAGATGAGTCTGTACAGTGTGCCTGCCGGATATACGTTTTATCTGGCGCGAGTAGATTTATTTTCGAATTTGTCCGGCGGATCTGGTAACCATTGTTTGTACAAGGTTCAAAGCGAATACCCAAATGGCGTAAAACTTGATGTTTTGCAGGCACCATTTACTGATCGATACGAAGCACGGCGCGTGGTCCCATTTCCCTATGCAGAAAAAACAGACATTCAATGGCAGTCAAGAGTGAGCCAGCAAACGGCTGAAATAGGTGTCGTGATCGAGGGCATATTGATACGGAACGAGCACTGAGTGCCCGTATGATTTAGCAACATAGATAAATTACACAATGAGCAATTACGATCCGACCGATCTTCGTAGTCAGGAAAAGCAGAAAGCGGAGAAAGTTACCCGCGAAAAGCTGTTCAAGGAAAACGAAGAATCGGACATTAAGTGGCTCATGGGTACAAAGCGGGGCCGTCGCATACTGTGGCGGCTCATGGATCAATCCGGCGTGTTCCGGCTGTCGTTCAACACCAATGCGATGCAGATGGCTTTCGCAGAAGGTAACAGGAACTTCGGCAATCGCATGCTGGCAATGATCCACGAACAATGCCCAGAGCTTTACTCAGTAATGGTTAAGGAGCAAAAAAATGACAGATTCGCTGATGACGGAAGCCACAACGACCAATGACGGCGCACCCGCATCGCAAGACGCAGGAAGCAATTCACCGACGGGTGATGCGCAACTTGCGAATGGGCAGCAAGCATCCGACGGACAGAACCAGAATCAACCTACAGAGGGCGAGAATGGAAATGCCAAAGGTGACCAAGAAGGCACTAAACCTGCACAGGTAGCGCCTGAAAAGTACGACTTCAAGTTCGATGAGGGCAAGACAGTCGACGCCGGAATACTGGACGTATATTCGGAGGTTGCCAAGGAATTGAATCTGACTCAGGACGCTGCGCAGAAGATGCTCAGTAAGCTGGCCCCGGTAATCGAGGGCAAACAGCTCGAGCGTATTGAAACGGTAAAGAACGAATGGACCAAAGCATCTGTATCTGACAAGGAATTTGGCGGCGATAAGCTGCAAGAAAACCTTCAAGTCGCAGAAAAAGCTTTGAGCGCATTCGGCACTGACCAGTTGCGCGCGCTACTCAAAGACTCTGGGCTGGGAAATAATCCTGAAGTGATCAGGTTTATGTACCGCGCAGGTAAGGCAATCAGTGAGGACAACTTTGTCGGCGGAAACAAAGGCCAAAAATCAAAAGGCCCGATGACTTTCAATGACCACGCTGCCGCACTTTATTCCAATCAGCAAACTTAACAGGAGCAAATCATGGCAACTCTTTCTGCAACCGCACTCACGCTGGCCGACTGGGCCAAACGTATTGACCCCGAAGGCCGTGTACCAGTAGTCGCCGAACTGCTGTCACAGTCGAATGAAATCCTCGAAGACTGCATGTTCAAGGAAGGCAACCTGCCTACCGGCGAGCGCGTAGTTATTCGTACTGGCCTGCCGACCGTTTACTGGCGCGCACTGAACCAAGGTATCCCGAACTCCAAATCGACCACAGCACAGGTCGACGAGGCTTGCGGCATCCTTGAAGCTCGCTCAGAAGTCGACAAAGATCTGGCCATGCTGAACGGCAACACGGCTCAATTCCGCCTGTCGGAAGACACCGCGTTCCTCGAAGCAATGAACCAGACTCAGGCAACCACACTGTTCTATGGCAACCCCGGCACCGATCCTAAGCAGTTCCTCGGTCTGGCTGCTCGTTACTCCAGCCTGTCAGGCGGCAACGCTCAGAACATCCTGTCCGCAGGCGGCTCTGGCTCTGACAATACTTCGATCTATCTCGTCGTTTGGGGTGACAACACTGTCTACTGCCCATTCCCGAAAGGCTCGAAAGCTGGTCTGATCCATGAAGATCTGGGCGAGCAGACTGTCTACAACAGCGACGGCACCCGTCTGCAGGCATACGCAACCCGTTACCAGTGGAAAAACGGTCTGGTCGTTAAAGACTGGCGCTATGTCGTTCGCATCTGCAACATCGATGTGTCCGATCTGATCGCTCAAACTGGCACACAAGCTGCAAACGTATCGACAGCAATCATCAAGCTGATGGCTCGCGCTTTGTATCGTATCCCGAACATGAGCATGGGTCGCGCTGCTTTCTACATGAACCGCACTGTGCATTCTGGTTTGGCTCTGGCCGCTCTGGACAAGTCGCAGTATGTTCTGAAGATCGAGCAGGGTCTGACACAGTTTGGTCAGCCTAATAGCTGGCTGTCGTTCTTGGGCGTTCCTCTGCGCCGTGTTGACGCTATCCTCAACACCGAAGCAGTCGTGTCCTAATCAACCAGAATCGAAAGGAAATAAATCATGATTACCGATAAACTGCTTCGCGTTTCGGAAGATCAAGCACTCACAACGACTGCTGTATCGACCGATACAATCGATCTGTCTGTAGCCCGTGACATGGGTGAAGGTGGCGATTTGTTCATGAATTTTGCAGTGACCACAGCTTTGGCTGGCGGCACATCTGTAAAGTTTGAAGTGATCACTTCTGCTGCTGCAAACTTGGGTAGCCCAACCGTAATCGGTAGCACCGATGCAATCGTTACTGCTTCGCTGGTGGCTGGTTACAATACTGCTGTTCGTATCAACCCGCAAATCGCTTCTTTGGGTCAGCGTTATCTTGGCGCTCGTTACACCATCTCTGGTACCTATACCTCTGGTAAGGTAACTGCTGATGTTGTGATGGATATCCAAGATGGTCGCAAGTTCTACCCATCGGGCGTCACTGTAGTTTAATGAAAGGAAAGCACTATGCCTACATACCGAGTTCTGGAAAAATCATTTATCAACGATGCCATTCGTGAGGAAGGCGAAATTGTTGAATATAATGGAAGACCCAGCGGCAATCTTGAGCTGGTAGATGGCTCTGATGATGAACAGACAAAACCTTCCAAGCGTAAATGGGAGAAGAAGTCGCAAGCAACTGAAGAGCAGAACGAAGTAGAAGGCTCGGTGTAATCTTTCGAAGCCGTAATTACTGGGGCCGTTGGGAAACCACGGCCCCTTTTACATAGGAGTCAAGCATGGCATCCGAAGTCGACATCGTAAACTTGGCGCTATCTCATATCGGTGACCGTGCCAATGTCTCCAGCATCAACCCGCCAGAACAATCAATGCAGGCCGAGCTGGCTGCACGGTTTTACCCAATCGCACGAGATACTTTGCTCGAGATGCATACATGGTCGTTTGCAACTCGCAGAGATTATTTGGCGCAGCTAACGAACACATGGGACCAATGGCAATATGCATACGCATATCCACAAAGTGTCGCCAAGATTATTGCAGTCATACCACCAGAAGCAAACGACGATTATTCAAGCAGGTTTGGCATTACGAATGTTTACGGAATTTCAGAGACTTACAGTCCAGTTGTCGCCGCTGGCCATTATGTACCTCAGCCTTTTGCAGTTGAAAGCGATTCAACTGGCGCGCGCATCATTTACACGAATCAAGAAAACGCGATCTGCAGATACACAACCATAATTTCAGACACGACAAAATTTTCTTCGTTGTTTACATTGACGCTGTCGTGGCATCTTGCATCGATGTTGGCTGGTCCAATAATTAAAGGTGAAGTCGGAGCTGCAGAAGGTGCTCGATGCACAAAAATGATGGCGGCTTTTTTATCTCAAGCGAAGATGTCTGATTCTGATCAGCGTGACAGCAAGCCGGAGCACATCGTTAACTGGGTAGCCGGGAGATAATTATGCCAATCGACATGAGCAAGTACGCCAGCATTCTGTACGCAAATCAGAACTCTGACCCTGAACAAATGGATGACAGCATGTACCGTCCGGATGGATCAGTTAAAAGCATGAAAGGTTACCTTGGTGCAATGGAGCGCCCAGATGGTAAGGTATCAACAGAAATATCAGCAGGCTTTGAAATTAACGGCAAGGAAATGGACATCCCGCTTATGGTTCCGGGCCTTACAAAAGATGAGGTTGATTATCTTTTGACTGCTGACATGGATAGCGAAGACTTTTTTAAAAATATGCCTGAGTCAATTCAAGACAAGGCTATTGAGCATGCAAAAAAGCGCATAAAAGAAGGTAAAAATGTCTTTTATCAGGACGGTGAGGAGACACAATAATGCCATCAGCTCGCACCCTTATAAGATCATTTGCAGGCGGCGAGATGTCGCCAGAGATGTTTGGCCGAATCGACGATGTGAAGTTTCAGTCGGGTGCCGCAACAATGAGAAACTTTATTGCCACACCACAGGGTCCAGCAGAAAACAGACCCGGCACGACGTTTGTTCGCGAGGTTAAAGACTCGACAAAGCGAACACGACTCATCCCATTTACGTTTTCGACTACGCAAACGATGGTCATTGAAGTTGGTGCCGGCTATTTTAGATTTCACACAAATGGTGGCACATTATTGGCTGGAACTCCTCCTGCTTACAATAACGCCACGAATTATGTGGTTGGTGATTTGGTTAGATCTGGCGGAGTAAATTATTATTGCGAAGCAAACACAACGGGCAACGCACCTCCAGATTATTTATATTGGTATCCATTGCCAAG